GTATACTTGCTATACCACGTGAAGCTGTGTTCGAGTTGAGTTTCTTGAAAATATTCAAGTCCTTCTTCTCGAATGACCCACTGATTAGTTGAGATATCAACCATTTTGTGGGTTCGGGCGAGGCGAGAGTCCACTTTAGTAGATCTCGCTTTAGCCCTAGGCCAAACCCGCCAACTATCGTTGGTAGGTGTATGGCCGCAAACGCTCTTGGGTTTATATGCTGCTTCGGTAGAAGAGCACCCATGCGTTGGATAAAAAGGTTCCTAATGGAATCCTTTTTATCGTATGTCCAGTAGCGGTCGTCGTTAGGCAACCACTCTAGACATCCACCAAGTTGTTGTGACTTACCAATCGCAACATTCTTGTTATCCTTAATGATCATGGTCGATTGACCACGCGTAAGGAGTCGAACCTTTACACTGTCCACTAGGACAGAGTGACTATAGTCACCTTGGTTGTATGGTTCGCCGTACTTGAGATTTTCTAGATTTAGAAGTCTCTCACAGTACTTGACACATCTTGTGGAAAAACCGTGTTTGTCCAGTGAGATGTGTGAACCGCAGGCGCGATGTATCGCGGTTACGGTTTCAAGGTAGGGGACGGGACCTCTAACGAGGTGATCGTCCCCACCTATGTGCACATAACGCCAGTCCCGATAGGGTGCTGGCTCATGTGTAAAGAGGTGCCCTTCCGCTTCGCAATAGCGAAGGAAGGCGAGCTCCTCTACACAGAGATTGAGTAGGGTAAGTGATGGTTTGGCGATTGCCTCACCCATCATAATTCCCGTCTTCGTGACTATCGTCGGAAGACTCATCCCTGGAAACTCTATGATTCTCGGTCCGATAGTTCCAAGAACAAGAGTCACATATTCAGGTCTGACCGATAGGCCATACCCGTTTATGAAGGACTGGAGGATAACTTTTGTTAATTCCCAGTTCTGAACGTTCGTCGCGTCTTTTAGATCCGACGAAAGTATTGCTTCCTCAATGTCTGGTAAATGGGTCCTATTGGACTTATATTTACCGGACGCGGTTTTGAACCATTCCACTTTTGTGGCAGACAATCGTCTGAGTTCTCGAACCTTGAGTTTGCATAGCCCCTTAGCTGCTTCAAAAGCTTGATCCTGTCGGTGAAAGCTAGAGAAGACTGAGGGGTGATACTTCACTGCCTCAACCAATAGGTGAGCCAGTGGAGCTTGTAGTATATTCAGCCAGTATTCTGACAGAGTTACTACTCGAGCTTTGTTTCCCAACTCTGGGACTACTTCAGCTCGTAGTATGGGGTTTGGATAGGATTCTTTCCAGGCCACATACATTATCTGTTCACCGAGAACTTCATCAAGTCCGGTGAACCGATCTTCGATACCCTTTACTAAGGTGTATCGATCAAGGAATTCCCTCTCTGTTGAGAGAGTTTCCTTACGGAACAGCGTCTTCCAAAGAGGTATTCCCCTTTTGTGGATAGCTGGTCCGAACGGAGTTTCCTCTATCGAGTCAAACTCCGGTACGTGGGTGAGGCATCTATTGATTGCCTCAGCCACGGCTCCGGCCTGAGCACCATTTCTGATGCTATGGCCGTATTCTCCAGAACTCGTCACAGATATGTGAAGAGCCCCTTTGGAGATACGTCCGGGTCGGATCCTTCGACAGAGGGATCCCATCCGACGTGCAGCTTGACCCATACCTACTATCGTAGATGAGTCAACCTTAAAGTCGTCTTGAGTAACCTTAGAAAAGGCCTCAAGTGACTCTTTCGACGTTGCAGATCCCATATATGGCATCTGACGCGTCGATACGAGATGAGACAATTCCTGCTGTCGCAGCATTTGATCTCCTTCTCGGTTAAGGATGCGTCTATTGACAGACATCCCTGAGAGTTTCCGGAAGATATTTCTTCCATCGAGCTCTAATAGCTCCACCCCACGGGTGTCGCTATACGTGTTAAAAAGCCAACTAGCGTAGGCTTTCCACCACGTTACTAGGCGAGGTAGATTTACCGAGCCTACTTTAAAAATCTTCCGGCATATTTGCTTAAGAAGACTTTTATCACTGGATCCCTCGAGGAACGATAGTTCATCGGCGAGCCAGTAAGAGTCTACGAGTCCAGCTATGAACTCTTCAACTCTAAAGAGGTGAATATCCGAACGATAGTTCGCATATACACCTGCTACACCTTTTCCTAAACCGATATCTCGTGTTAGGATGGTGTATAACCCTTCGTCGCGTCTCGCGCCGCGAGTGGCAGTGTTACCAAACGATTGTTTGGATAACTTTTTGCCATGGAATTTCTCCGATAGGAGACTCCCGGAGGGCATGAGGTAGAAAAGACTATTGTCCTTTTGTTCCTCATTGGAAGTACCTAGGACAGGCAATAGCCTGTCCCAAGGTGACTTCTTACGGCCCTTACCAACGCAGTCCCGAAGGTTCTGCGCTTGGATAAGGTTGCCGCCAAAAGTCATGC